ATAGTGCAGCATTGTCAATAGCCATACGCATAAAGCCATTCATCAACGTCTGTGTATCATCCATGTTCTCAGCAATACCTACACCAAAGAAGGAGTAAGGGTTATGCTCATATGGTACAGCGTAGTATGGAATACGTGTAGGCTTGAATGGGTTAAGCACAAAGCGCAGTACTTCGCCGTTACAGATCCATACGTTACAGTTTACTTCATCAAACTCTTTGAGTGCCTTAGGAATAGATACACCATGCTCTTCTAGAACGTCTGTATCCACAAAGCCCCAAAACTCTAGTACTTCCCAACGCTCAGAGGATGGCTGTGTGTCATCATCCTCCATACTCATTTCCCAGTACTTCTGAACGTAGTTTGGCCCCTTATCAACTGCCATACCAATAGAGTCATCCATAAAGTAAGGACGCCCTTTTAGAGCACGGAGTTGTGTGCGAGACATCTTGTGCCGCTGCACTACATACTCTGCATCAGTCATAGACTTAGCTTCTGGGTCAGGATAGAAGTCCCATACAGAAACATGACTACACTCTGGAACAGTCTTAACTAGAGGGTCATACTCACCTTCTTCATTCCAGTTAGGATACTCCTTATCTACAGCAAATGGGCCTTTCATAACACCCGTGCCAAGTAGAGCCATCTCAAATGCCATAGAGCGTAAGTGCGTAGAAGCGCCAGACTCTTGTAGCTGATCGTGGATCTTCTTCTCCATCTTCTTAGCTGCTATCAATGCAGGATGGAAAGTGACTGTTGTAGGGGAAGTACCGTCACCTTCCACAATCCTATCAGACACAGACTCTAGCTTGTTAGCTACAGGGCCAAGGCGCTTAGATAGATCAACAAGGGTTTCACCAGGCTGTAGCTTGTTCTCACCGTCAAGAAGATATGGCTTAGGGGAAGGCTGTTGTGTTACAGGATCAAGAGCCTTACCTGCAGCAGCAGCGTTAGGGTCTACATTGATATGCAAAGACTCAGCTACACCATCAGGAAGCACAGAGGGGTTAACCGATAGAGGGAACTTGTTATTACCAAATAGTACGTCTACGATCTGACCATATGCTGCAAGTGTCTTAGTCTTAGTAACCTTAACAAACACACGAGACTTTTCTGTGTCAGTGAACTGTACGTCCTTGCTATATAGGCCACGATAGTTACGATAAGCCTTAAGCCACCGCTCTTCGTCAGCATATCGTGAATCCTCAGAACGTTTGTAACGATCTTCAACGAAAGATATTACGCTAGATTTAGCCTCAAAGATACTGTCCGTACTGCCTTCTGCAGCTACGACTTCATCTGTTTCAAACATTTCTTCTTGTTCTGCCATTATCAATACCCGAATGATGGATCACTAGCCTGAAAGCCAGTGCGTTGTTTTGCTGGGTTGTAGTCCCATATGCTGCTACGTGGACGTGTCATGATCCCATACCTTAGAGCGTCATATAAGTGATCCTCTGCGTGAGTATCAACATCTTCTGGGTTTCGCTTGTCCAGAGGAATACTTGGAATCTGTGCAATAGTGTTAGTACAGTTATCCATAAATACTAGGCGAGGCTTATCCGTAAACTCATCTACCTGTAAACGCCTGTGTATTTCGTTTTTACCTGAGACACGTGAGCCTCTTGACCTGTCAGACGGACGCCAGCGGCACCCTTTGTGATTCATCTGCTCTGCCAAGCTAGGCCCAGTGTCTCCACGGTTGTGCCATAAAGAACTATCCAGCACCCCGTATCTTATTGTACCATCTCTTGCTTCTGCTTCAAGTATTAAATCTGCTAAGTCAGAAGCTGTAACTTTAGAGACATACATCTCACGGTACACAATTAGTTGTTCGTCAGGTGCTACAGCAAACCACAGAACACCAGTGTAACTGCCATAACCGTAATCGCAAGCCCTAAACTTTGCCCAAGAGTCAGGTACATCGAATGAGTCCACAACATGTATCTTTCGGTCAAACTCTGGAAAAGCGGCACCCTCATTAATATCCCAGTTACCTTCGAGTAACTGCTTGCGCTGATGCTCTGGAAGCGAGAGAAGCATTGCTTCATAGTCGCCAGCCTCAGCCAAGTACGGATTGTCGAATAGAGAGGCAGGAATAAAGCGTCTTTTAAATAGAGGATCACCTTCTTTACTATGCCCTTTAGGGAAAGTAATCGTGTCACCTGTTTCGATATTAGTTGCCCAGAACGCATTACCAGCTGTTGAAGGGTCAATAAACATCTTTTTAACCCAAGCATGTCCGTTTCCTCCAGGGTTTGTTGTTGCTCTCATGTATAGCCCAAGGTCTGACGCATGTGCAGATCTCAAGCGAGACCTCATATAATCCCAAGCGTAAGGGCTATTCCATTGCGTAAGCTCATCGAATCCAATCCAGTTAAAAGCCTGACCTTGATAGCGTGTGACATCCGTGTCTTTATCAAGATAAGACATCCAAAGTCTACCGCCCTGAGGAGAAGTCCATTGCGATTTACGTTCCGACCACTTAATTCCAGGTATAGCACGAGGGTATAACTCCTGACTCTTTTGTATGAGTTCTCTTAGTTCTTCTGTAGTATGACGTACAAGCAACCCTGAGAAGTGAGGGTCATTCAAACCATGTAGAGGGTCAGCCAACATGGCGTAGCTCTTACCTCCACCCGCTGCCCCACCATATAGAACCTCACGCTCTGACGCACTAAGAAAGAATGTCTGTGGGCCAGGGTTAGGCTTGAACACAATGTTCTGAGCCTCTTCTACATCATACTCAGCTGCCTTTACTTGAGCAGGTACAGTCTGTTTATCCTCTACTTTAATCGTTTCCGCTGGAATCGGTGTAGGCTCCTGCACCTTTCTTTTCGAGCTTTTCGATTTGGTCAAGCGTTTCTTGGAGCCACTTGGCAAGCTTGCGCTTAATTGTAAGTGCTTTTCTACGTTTTTGCTCGACATCAATTCTCTTCTTTAGACCTGTATACGTCATAGTTCTACCTGTCTCTTTACTTAGCCAGGCTGCTACCGCACGATAACTATACTGCTTAAGATGACGCTTTGCAAGCTCTAAAGCTTCAAGCTCTGATTCTATAGGTAAAAGAAGTCTGTCGTTATCAGGATCTACCCTGTAACCAAAGGGTATTATCTTAGTAATCCTAACTATAGGGTGCCATTCTTTTGTGTGGTTCTTGGGAGGTAACGGTAGCTGCCAATAACCTAGATCTCTTTCAGGTATTATTCGTTCGAACCTTCTTTAGGTGGCAGATAGAAAACGCCTCCGCCAGATGTTACGTCTACTTTGTCTACCTTACCAAGTCCTGCACGATCTAGCAAGTCCTTAGCTGCAACCATCTTCTCTTTAATGCCTAGCTCTGTAGGATCGTACAAAGCACCTACCATAGACATAGCAGCTTTAGGTGCCATACGTGCAAAGTAAGAACGAGTCTTTTCACCGATCTCATCCTTGAGAGTTTCTACAATAGCAGAAGTGCTAGACGTAGGGTCATAACCTGCAAGTTTCTTAGCTGCAACTGCATCTCCATTAGCCTCATCAAATAAGACATCTAGAAAGCGTTGCTGCTTTTCTGTTAGTGCTCTAGCCATGTTAAGTCCCTTAGTTACCGTTACTTTTATTCATTAACGTCTTTGCGTATCCTATAGCGTGGTCTTTACGGCACGTTATTATAACAACTTTTCCATCTTTATCATAGATAACGTAGCTACCATTCTTATTGTGATGTAGTATCACAGTCCCTCATCTTACCACTTGCCTTGTTTTACACCTAAGAAGTACATAACTATTATTAAAGAACCTACACCTGCAAGAGCTACTGCAATACCTACAGCCCAGTTAATACAGTTATCTATAAACTCTTGCTTCTTATAGACTAGCTCACGTTGTTCTTTACGTTGCTTAGCTTCTATACGTACTATCTCTTCCCAAGCACTAGGCCCATATGTCCATGATATGTGTGACTTAAGCTCTTCTCGCATCTCTTTGAGCTTCTGCTTTTGTGACCATATCTCCAAGGCATTAGACTGGTTGTCACTAAACATCTTATACATAGGAGGATTCTTAGCTTTGTCCTCCAAGAAGTCTAGATCACTCACAGCCTTAGACCATTGTGACACTGCGCCAGTCATAGCACTAATCTCTCGCCCTACAGATACAGCTTTCTTGATGCCATTGTAAGCTGTAGTAGCAGCCGCCATAGCTGTAAAAGGATCAACCATCTTACTTAGCCATATCCCTATGGTCTCTGTTGATGTATCGTAGCTCACTCTCCATAACAGCTATACGTTGCTTGAGTTTATTAATCTCATTGATAGCTAAGGTCATAGATGCAAGCTCATCCCATAGCTCTTCTATGTCATCCCACACGTATTGTATCTCTACGCCATTACCTTCAACATCACGCTTAAGGTTAATGTTATCCTCAATAGCCATACGTGAGCCTAACTGGCTTACTGTTTCTTCTAGGCTTGCTATCGTGGAGGCTTGCTGTGATACCCACCACACTCCACCACCAAGCTGTACAGCCATAGCAGCCACAAGGGCTATAGGTAGTTTAACATTCTCCACAATAGCTCTCCTAACTATTTGAAACTTTCTGCTACGACATTGCGGATCTCTCCACGTGAGATACCAATGTCATGTAACTCTTTGTCTGACATATTGGTTAAGATCCAGTAGTCAGCACGGGCTTGTTGTGCTTTTTGTAAGCTTGCTAAGAAGTCCGTGAATGTTTTGATAATAAGTGCGATCATTGTAGTATTTCCTATGTTAAGCCCAGCGCCATTGCTAGGGACGTACATAGTTATACACAAATGTCAGACGGTTACCTCTACTAAGTTTGCATACCCGTTATGCTACACGTCTGAGAAAGTCTCTGTAACAGTCAGGATAGTGTCTATATGCCCCGCTGTTGCAGGTGTTACTTGTATCTTATCGCCAGGAGCTAGAACAATCTCAATATCTGAGAAGGTTATGTATTCGTTTGCACCCAAGTTCTTACCTGTGAGGAAGTGTGATGTATAAGTATCTGCTGCAACATACCACTCAATCTCAAGGCTAACATTACCAAGAGTATTAATAACGTGTAAATAGCTAATCTCAGCCGTACAGTTAGTAGGACATGTATATACATCCTCTGTAGTAGTACCTGTGTTATGACCATAGACAGAACGCCTACGAGCAGGTCTACCTGGATGATTGAGTGTAACAGCCATTACTCATCGACCCACGCTTCATTCTCTGGTGTGTTAGGGTCATCCTTTACAAAGTGTCCCTTAGCTGTACGAGCACGTTTCTTTCCCTTAGGTGCAGTAGCCTTCTTAGGCTTAACATCAGAAATGTCTGCTGCCTCACAGATAGCATTGACGTTAGGGTCTTTGCTCTGTACGTTGCCATAGTTGTCTTCACCAGCAGACTGGTTACCCATGGAGTCCCATACGTAGCCATGCTCATCTACACGATAACCCTTAGCTTCAAGGGCTTCCTGGTATTTGTGATAATACTTCATTACTTGCCCTTCTTCATGGGACGCTCTGCAGGGTTAGACGCACCACAGTAGCCACCCTTGTTGTAACCCATCTTCTTCTTAGCCATGCCACCGTATGCCATCTTTGCTTTCTTGGCTGGCATCTTCATACCACCACAGTTGCACTCGCCGCCTTTACCACATGTACACTTCATTTCCGTTTTCTCCCAGATGCTGTTGTAGACCACTTAACTTTCTTTGGCCCTGTTTTCTTTGCTGCTTCTTGCTTACTTATCTTAGAGGCTACTGCCTTTGGTCTACAGGCTGGGTATGCTCTACCGT